ATCTAGGCCAGACACGCTTGCGTGGATTTGTTAAGGCGCTTGAGGCTATGTCTCGTGAACAGTTCGACATTGCCGCCGATGAGTTTATGGACAGCAAGTGGAGTGGGCAGGTAGGCAATCGAGCAATAGAGGTCACCGAGATGATCCGTACAGGTGAGTATTCGTAATGTCTAAAGGTGGTCAAGGCACAACTCAGCAAGCTAGAGGTTCTTTTTCTGGAAACTCTCAGCCCTCTTATGGCGGGAATCAAGCAACGGGACTCGGCAGTAAAGGCGGTTCACAGCCTTATCAACAGCCTTATCAACAACCTTATCGAAGCCCTTACGGACAAGGTCAAAGCTATAGTCGGCATGGAATGCGCTCTGGGTTTGGTGACTTTATGGAAAACCCACAAGCAATACCAACGACAGGCCAAGGACAATTTGGCAACGCGAGCAATGACCCGCGGGACTTTGAGTTTCAAAGCCCCCCTCAACCTCCAAATATCCATTTGCGAACTAGAGGGCCAGAGAGTCTCGTTGAGCAGGGCGGAATGGCTTACACGCAAGGGCCGGTGTCCATTAAGGAGCAGCAACAACAGGAGTCGAGCAATGACCCGTTAGGGTTTCAGGGTTCCTCCCCTAATAGCTATAACAATAATTTTGGGCCGTATGTTGGTAATGCCGGAGGCTTTGGGAGCAAGGGCGGTCAGGCGAGGCAGATGGGTTATGCTCCTATGCGCCAAGGACTCGGAGGGTTCTTTTAAGATGCCTTTAGCTAAAATACAGTTTGCCCCTGGGGTTAACAAGGAAGGAACTGAGTACACAGCAGACGCTGGTTGGTTTGACTCTGACAAGATACGCTTTCGTCAGGGTCGCCCAGAAAAGATTGGTGGCTGGGAAAAGTATAGTCAGAACCACTTTTTGGGTGTTTGCCGTTCTATTCACGACTGGGCATCGCTTGAAGCGATTAAATACATTGGGCTTGGGACTAATTTAAAGTTTTACGTTAACGAAGGTAACGTTTTTAACGATGTCACCCCTATAAGGGCTACGACAACAAACGGCATTACCTTTGCGGCTACTAGTGGCTTATCTGTTATAACCGCTACCGATAGCAGTCATGGATGTACTGTAAATGATTTTGTCACATTCAGCGATGCTGTGAGCCTTGGCGGCGTTATTAGCCCTGCGGTTCTTAATCAAGAATATCAAATAGCGTCTGTCCCTACAGCCAACACCTACACGATTGTTGCAAAAGATACTGCGGGTAATGCGGTTGTTGCTAACGGTTCTGACGCTGGGAACGGTGGGTCTGGAGTTGACGGCGCTTATCAAATAAACACTGGCCTAAACGCCGTTGTACAAGGTTCCGGTTGGGGCGCTAACTCTTGGGGGTTTGGTGGTTTTGGTAGCGCAACAAGCATCGCTTCAGGCGGACAATTAAGGCTTTATAGCCAAGATAACTTTGGTGAAGACTTGTTGTTTAACCCAAGAGGCGGTGGCATATATTACTGGGATGAGTCTTCTGGAACCTCCGCTAGAGCGGTAAATGTAGCGACTCTTGGTGGTGCTTCTGATGTTCCAGTTGTTGCCTTGCAAGTTATGGTCTCTGATATTGACCAGCACGTTATTGCGTTTGGAACCAACCCTATAGGTAGTTCAAATATAGATCCTTTGTTTGTTAGATTCTCTGATCAAGAGAACTTTCTTGACTGGACTCCAAGGGCAACTAACACTGCTGGCGGTGTAAGGATAAACTCAGGATCTCAAATAATAGGCGCGGTTCAAGCTAGGCAAGAGATACTGATATTTACCGATGCAAGCATTCACTCTATGAGATTCTCTGGAGCGCCTTTTACATTCCAGTTCCAGACGTTAAGTACGGACGTTTCCATGATCTCTCCCAAGGCGGCAGTAAATGCTAGGGGGTCTGTGTACTTTATGGATAAGGGTAACTTCTACGTCTATAACGGGTCGGTTCAACCGCTTCCATGCTCGGTAAAGGATCACGTTTATTCAAACTTAAACACAGATCAAGAGTTCAAGATATTTGCTGCTGAAAATAACGCATTTTCTGAGGTTACTTGGTTTTATCCAATAGGCACTGGCAACACTGAGATCACCAACTATGTAACGTTTAATTACGCTGAAAACTTATGGTCTGTCGGAACCTTAGATAGGGGCGCTTGGGCGGATGCATCTACAAGAACAAAGCCTCTTGCAACGACAGTCTTCGACGGCAACACGGATCAAAACTATCTTTACAACCATGAGGTTGGGCATGACGATGATGGTCAAGCAATAACTGCGTTTGTTGAGTCTGGAGACCTAGAGATCGGTGATGGAGAGCGATTTATGATGTTAAGTCGAATCATTCCTGACTTCTCGTTCAGCGGAGTGACTGGGGATGCGTCAATGGATCTCACTGTAAAAGGCGGTAATTATCCTCTAGAAACGCCATCTACTCTTGCGACAGCGACAGTAACGAACAACACACGGGCCTCTGACATAAGGGCTAGAGCAAGACATACAGTTATTCGCGTAGAAAGCTCTGGCATTGGTTATGGATGGCGCTTAGGCGGACTTAGGTTTGATATGAGACAGGATGGTCGCAGGTAATGTCAGGTACAAGAACAACAACCTTGCCGGTAGCAGCGCTAGTTTATGACGCTCAAAACGAATCTATCACTAGGCGAAACCTAGAGCTTCTTTTGGATCAGTTAGAAAACGATTTATTAGTAGCAAAGACTCAATCTGACTCTACCGGATCTCTTGCTATGAGAAGGTTCCAGTTTTTGCTTATGGGGGCTTCATGACAGATCAGATAAAGGTTTTAGGGCAACTAGACCCTGCCGCAACCACCACCACAGTACTATACACCGTGCCTAACCTAGCGCAAACTACGGTAAGTTCTTTAGTTATCTGCAATCGGAGCGGTTCTGCAATAACCTTTCGAGTTAGTGTTCATGTTGCTGGGGCTTCGGCAAATGACAAACAGTTTCTTTTTTATGATGAATCATTGGCAGCGAACACTACTAGGACAGTAGTTATCGGTATCTGCCTATCGCAAACAGATGTGGTTAAGGTTTACGCCAGTGCCGCGAACGTAAGTTTTAACCTATTCGGTGTGGAGACAAGCTAGTGAACTATAACAACGGACAAATGACGCCTATGAACCCAATGGATCAGCAAATGCAGCAGTTGCAGCAAATGCAACAAATGGGTCAGCAGATGCAAATGCAGCCACAGATGCAGATTCCACCTCAGATGCCTCAAATGCCTCAGATGCCACAGCAAATGCCTCCGCAAATGAATGCGAACCAAGGTGGCGCTATGCCAAACGCTCGTCCTATGGAGCCTATGGCGCAGCAGATGGCGCAGCAAGGTCGCTATGGCGATAGCATGTTAGTTCACATGAACCCTGTTGAAGTAGCTGGCATAGCCTCGCTATCGCCTACAGGAGGCCTAACTACAAACCCGATGACAGGTCAGCCAGAGGCTTTCTTGCCGTTCTTGCTTCCATTATTGGGAAGCCTTGGAGGTTCCGCTCTTACAGGAACTGCTTTTGCCAGTAGTCTAGGACTTGGCAGTCTTGGAGCAACAGCTATGGGCGCTATTGGCTCCGGCTTAGCAACAACCGCTGTAACGGGCGATATCAAGAAAGGGTTAACCGCAGGCTTAACTGGCTTTGGTATTGGTAGCGCCTTGGGAGCAGCTAAAGATGTTCTTGGTGGCGTTACAGATGCTACAACCGCTTTGAAAACCGCTGAAGGTGCGCTTGAAGCTGGTAAGGCAACGGCTGCAACTCAAGCCGTTCAACAAGGACAGACTCTTGCCTCAACCGCATCAAATCCTGCTGTTATGGGCTTACAATCAAACGTTGATTTAGCAAAATCAGCTTTACCTCAGCTTGATGCTACAGGTGCGCAGGTTGCTGGTACTACAGCACCAGCCGGTCTTTTTGGTAGCACAACCCCTAAGTTTGGCGAGGCAACAAAAGGAGTGTTAACTTCAGGCGAAGGACTTCAGTCATTAGGCAAAAATCTCATGAAGCCTAGTTCTTTGTTGCCAATAGGCGTTGGTGAAGGTCAACGTGCAGCAATGGAAGCTCAAGAGGCTCGTGACGCTGAGTTTGGTGCTACAGAAGCTGATAAGGCTGAAAGGCTTGCTAGGTCACAAGGTCTTTTGGATCAGTCTTTAGGGCAGGTTGCTACTGACTATGGCTACGACTATGGACGCAGCTATCAGGCTGGAGGTATCACTTCTATAAATCCTATGGATTATCAGCAAAGAATGGCTGATTTCCAACAAATGGGTATGCAGCAGCCGGTTAGAATGTTTGGTGGTGGTGAAGCTGGAAGGCCTAATTTT